TCTCTGCCGAGTTCTTTGACGATCTGTTATCAATGCCAACGGACTGCTGGAGTCCCTCTGCCAGAGGGTCATCGAGTAATCTTAGTTGGTCTTCTGCCGACTGCATATCGGATTCGGTAGCATCCGTTCCTTGCCCACTAGTAAGCGAGGAAGTCTCGATCATAGACGCGAGTCTATCTAACGAAAGCGGACTAGTATCCACTTGCGGATTCGCTTGTTCAGCGTTATCATTATTTTCTTGGTTGGTCATACTATGTTTTACGACTTGTAAGTAGTCAGACAGGATTTTATGGATTCCAGAACCAGAGGCGATAAAGCCCCAAATTTGTTATAGGTCAATACGATCAGATCCGATTTGTAAGGATCTGCAATGTTGTGCAATTATTTCTCCAGATCATACAATATCAGGAGCGTTCTTTCTCTGAGCGGTTGTTCTTGCATCTGTCAAATAAGATTTGAAATCGACAAGACCTTCCGCGCGACCGCAAGCGTGGTGACGCTTTTCACTAGTTAAATCAGAGCCGATGGCTGAAACAGTTTCGATAGAAATGAATGTGTCCAGTAGCGCCATTACGGCTTCAAATGCTTCGTTGTTTCCTTTGAATCCTAATTTTCTTAGTGTTTCTTCGGTCGCTTTAAATTCTTGGTAGTCGCTCATAAATTACATTTGTTGTTGCTGACCTTGTTGAGCCTGAGCCATTTGTTGTTGGATCGTGGCGATCGCTTCTTCTTCTGAAGCGCCTTGTTCCATTAACTGCATAACTGCTTGTTGCATTTGTGCATTTTGTGCATCGGCTTGCATTGCGCCTTCTTGTTGTTGTTGTCTGCCTTGCATTACCTGCGCTGACATATCATCGCGCGCGCTGGATTGACCGCTTGCTTTTGCTTTGCCTGCTTCTTTGGCTTGATCAATAACACTCTTAACTTGATCTGCCATTGACGGACCCTGTGGAGCGACACCAGTTCTACCAACTTGTTTATTTTGTTCCTGTTGAACAGACATCTGTAGATTCTGCACATATTGCTGGAACATTTCTTGGAAGATCTGATCGCCTTGTAACGCTTGCTGAGCCTTTGGATTTTGTTGTAAGATCTGTTGCGCCAATTGTAATTTGCTTTGCGCTGATGGATCGTTCTCAACTAATTGTGGAGCGTTACCTAATAGCATTAAGCCAATATCGGTTTGTACATCTCTAAACATCTTTTGAGATGCTTGTTCGTTAGCCACGATTAATTCGCGCGCGGAATCAGGAGAGATAGCCTCAACGACTGCCTTAACAAGTTTAGTTCTGTCAATTACACCAGATGTGTCTAGAGGAACTGCGAACTTGTTGATAGCATCTAATTTCTCCATAACCAGATTAGTGTCTACTTCTCTAACATCAAACTTAACGATGAAATCAAATCCACCGTGGATGTCTGTAGCGCGCGCTGGAAGATCAATGCCAGTGATTCTGATTTTTTCTTCTGGGGTGAGATATTGTAAAGCAAGAGTAAATACTTGCTGATAAATCTCAGTCCACGCACCGAGCCAATTAGTAATTAAATTTTGTTGTAAAAGTTGCGATCTTACATCCTCAACATACTTGGATGTTAATCCGTAGTACTGAGCGTGTTGAGCCTCTACGCGCTCAATCATAGAAAATGCAATCTGTGGGTTGCCAGCAGGCGGTTCCAAGAATGTGTAATCGTCTTTTGTAGTTACAGGGAGTTGCACCGCAGGACCGATTCTGTTTAATGCTCCGATTCTCTTTGCTACCTTGATTGGTGGTAAAGTTTCAATAGCAGTTCTATCTCTTAGCGAATCGTGTTGAGCCTTAATCTCATCTTGATCCGTTCTTGAGATCTCAGGAATACCGCGCGACTCCATAAGTGGTCTTCTGGTAATTTCCCTAGCGTATCCAACAAAAGGATATTTACCGTGGTAGTAATCTAAAATTTCGTGCTTAGCGTAAATGTCGGAACTTACTTGTGGACTAAATACGGTGTAGTAAATTGCTGGAATGCCATCAGGACCGATCTGGCGCGCGTACGCGTACACGATCTCCACCATATGCCTACCGCGCCAAACATTTGTGCTTAGCACATTTGTAACTGGAGTCATTGCTGGATCGTTATACATAGAAGCCTTACCAAGTTGGGCGGCGGCGGCTTCAATAAATTCTGGATCCCAACCATCATTAACTTCCATAGATCTTAACTCTACTTCAGTTAAAAATGTTCTTCTAAAGATCACACGCGCGCGCTGGAGATCAGTAGTTTCGTGTGGGAATGTAACTTCATCATAAGGCTTTAATGCAGTTACGCACGGAAGGTTTTTATGAATATAAGGTTCTTCAATCTCTGCTTCTCCTTTTTTTCTAAGATCGCTAATTAATTTTTTGCACTTGTGAGGAGGCACACCATTTAGGAACTGAGATAAATTTGCGGCTAAGTAATCATCGTTAGATTCTGACTGGATCATCTCAACGATGTTAGCCAATAAAGAATCGGGCGCTTGCTCTTTGTATTGCTCTTGGATCGCAGTAAGATCGTCCATCGTAATTTTTTGTCTTCTGATCGCTGAGTCCTGATCCCAAGTGATATGGAAAATTGTCCATCCGTATGTTAACGCGTATTGCGCGGCTAGGTGAGCCTCATTAGACATTTCTCTAGTCTGTCTATTTTCTAGGATCCATCGCATCAGTGTGCTAGATGCAGACGCGGCTCCACCGTCTTCTAAAGTTACTCCGCTCACTCTGAGCGTAGATCTATGGAACGCGGTCATCATAAGCGCGGTTAGATCATTGATTGTGCGATCGACTAATCTTACTCTTACATCTGACGCGCCTTCCCAAGGCATAGCAGGGTTACCATCTCTGCGCATATCGCTATGCTTCTTACCATCATCGGACTGACCTTCCCATCGGCAGTAACGAATATCGTCTAATGCCGCTAATCTATCAAGTGACGATCCGTTGTATAACGATTCGTTATACTCCCTGAGGAGTACCTTGATATTAGGAGTTTTTGATGCTTCCGCTAACTTGTCCGTTGTCGGTTGGTTCCAAGGTTGTGTGTGTGCCATTGATGTGTTTTAAAATTTCGTCTCGTCTAAATCTGTGTTGACCGCCTAATGTTTGATAAGTGTTAAGAACACCGTCTTTTCTTAAACGATCAAAGTATCTCGCTGATAATCCTGTCATTTCTGACGCTAGTTTTCTGGATAGTAGTGGTGGGTAGGTCATTATTAATAAGAAAATGGTAAAGATGATTTATAAGTTTTGTCGTTTTCAAATTCTGGATTCATAACCGCTAAGTATCTTAAGCAGTCGATAGGATCTTTACTTGCACCTTTTTGTCCGTCTTGTCCAGTCCACTCTTTTAAACAGAAGATCAAATTCTGGCAATTTTCAGAAATGTACAATTTGGGTTGGTTTGTTGAAGTAATGGGCATACTCATATCATACGACAACCAGTTGTTTATCATTCCAATTCCTTCTTCAATTGATATACCAGCCGCCTGTTGAAGAAACATAGGATTCTCTCCTTGCTGGAATAGATCTATGATCGATGTTCCACCGTCACGACCGTAAGCCTGCTGAGCGCCTGCGCGAGGATCGATGTATCGTTCTGCGATCGGCTCTCCATTTTCCAAATGCATAATGAGTTCCTTGTACTCGTCTATGCCTCTGCCAGCGTTGGTAGTCTGGGCTGGACCTACCTTGCCGTCAGCCTTATCGGATGCTAGCGCCCATTCGCCAACCGTGGCATCTGGGAACTCTCTGTAAATAAATTTTGTACCGTCTTCAGCCACGCGCATCCAGATCATAAACCAGTTTCTTGCGCCAGCAGGGTCGATCCCTTGATAATTAGTACCACCAGTGGGTATTTTGTCGGCTGGTATGATGTTCGCATCCCCGAACCGTGGAAACTGATTGCCAGCCAAAGATTCTGCCCATCCGTACGCTCTGATCTTTATTTCGTAACTTGAGCGCCCTTGTAGACTCTTTGCTAGGTGGTCGAAAGGATTGTATGGGTTGAACTCGGAGAAAAACCACATCGCGTATGCCCCCCTCCGTACACATTTTGCTATGTAAGGCATCTCTCCGTGTTTGCATCCGATTACTGTGTTTGAGTTTTGTAATAATTTTGCAGGTTTGCTTTCAATTAATCTTGATCCAGCCAAATAGTCTTTTACAACAGGTGTGTAACCAGTTACTGGTGTGAAGGTTACAACCATTTTCCCTTTTCTTGTTATGTTTCGGAACCTCAGCGTTTCGACCCAATCGAGAGGCACTAACTCGTCTGCCCAGATCATATCGGTTTCTCCACCCTCGATCACCGTGCGCTCCTGAGCGTAGTTCATAAAGAAACACTGGCTTCCATTCGGCAAAACGAATGAGTTTTCCGAAAAGCCATTCTTTTGCGTATAGGAGATATTTGTTACCTTTGTTTTTTTTGCCTGCTTTAATTCGCTTGGAAGATACTTCCACACAACGCTTTGTTGCATTTGAATGCTTGATTGATTTGTTGTGTGAAGGCACCATACGCGCGAATTCGGTTTGTTGATCAGCGTGTGAACAACGCGTTTAGCCGCGTATTCGGTTTTGCCTGCTCTGTTACCGCCAGATAATAACAACTCGTCATTTTCGTTGAGTAACTTATCAGCGTCTTTCCAAAACCAAGGTTCGTATCCGTGTCTATACGGATCGCGCTTCTCAGCCTCAATTTTATCTTCTCGTATTTGTAATATTTCAAGCGTTTTGTCCTGACCGTATTTCTTTACGAGTTCTTTGATCTGATCCTCGTTTGGAGCGTGTAGGACTGGGTGTGGTGTTAATACAATTTTAGACATTAACCGCCACTCCGTCTAGCCTTCCTGCTATAATTCTTGTGGTATTCCTTATTCTTAGACAATTGAGGAGATGAGGCTAGCGTAGTTCCTTTGCGTCTAAGTTGGAACTTAACGGCAGATTGGTAATAGGACGATGCCTTCTGGTAGCGCCTTGTTGCCGATCGGTTGCTATTGCTAGCCTCTTTCATTTACTTTCCCAAGTAGTCTGAATATTTGTTAACCTTATCTTTGTTATTTCTAAAAATGAAATAAGATCCAATAAGTCCAACAATTACACCGACCACGAATGCGCCAATGACTAGCATCGTTTACCGCCTCGCTTAGGTTTGTTCATTTTTGTTTTAGCCATATTATTTTTTGGGTTAATAAAAGATTTTAAGAAACCTTTAAGTAATTTAATAATTTGTTCCATCAAGGATCCTAGTGTCATAAAATGATCCGTTGTCAAACTTTTAAAATTTACCCCTGTACCTAGGGTTCTTAAGCGGTACCAGAAACGCACTGTTGTTACCTTCTGATCTGGCTTCAACTACCATACCTACCATCCATTTAGTCGCATCCTTCACACGCATTTTTTTGGGTTCCCCATTGTGGATAACCTCGATCATTCTAGTATTTCTTTGGAAGATTGTTTTCACTGAAACCAAAGTACTAGGTGCCGCGTTAGCGGCAGAAATTTTTTTTTCTGACACTTCTTCTGTCGGAATGCCAAAATGTTGCGCGATCTTCAACATACCTGCCTTGGTGTACCAGACAGGTTTGAGGCTATCGGGCGCTTTGGTCTGTTCTTTGTACCAATCAATTTCGGGCTTTAGTACATTCTTACGGATCTCGACCATAGCCTTACGCGTTACGCTAAGTGCTTTAGCCAGATCACTTTCTCTACATTCCTCAATTTTAATGTCCATACTGCTCATATGTTCACCTCTTTGTCATAAAGCAAGTCTTTTGCAAAAAAATTTCTTCTGTTGAAATGCGTAAAGCGTAATTTATGACAGAAAATTTCCTGATCCCCCCGACCCTATGACAAACTATGACAGTTTTGAAATTTGTATGACACGGAAGATCGGGGCTATGACACGGATATATTTAGGTGCCACTATGCCATACTATGACAAAGTTATGCCGTAACTGTACGGTGACTTGGCACGGTTATAGCGCAGGCGATCTGAGGGCTTGGGCTGGGCTGGGGTATCCAAGGAGCCGTGCCGATCAGGATCCTCAGCCTGAGGGGCTATAGCGCGCTTCTTTTGGGGTATTGCCACGCGTATTGGATCATCCGAAGGATGGGTGGGATTGGCTATCGCCAAGTGTTGGACCGTATAGGAATTGCTTAGGAGGGATTGGAGGGGCTGATCGGGTGCTGGGCTAGCCTGATCGGGTTGCAAGGCTTTGGTGGGCTGGCTGGGCTGGTTTGATCGGGGTACAAAAAAGGTCACCTTACAGTGACCTTGGGTTGGATCGGGATCGGATCTGAATGGATCAGGACTGGGTGAGTCGCGCGATGTCGTGCCTGAGGCTGGCGATCCGTTGCTCGGTGTCGTGCAGATCGTCCGCTTCCATTGTGGTCGCGTTCGGCTGGATCGATGCTTGGAGGCGCTTGGGCAGTACGACATTCTCAAGGCGCGCTAACTCTACGAGGCTGGCGCAGATCAACTTGTTGGTGCGAGCCTCGATCTGATCTTGGATCGTACCGTAGCGGTGCGCTTGGCGCTCGACTAACTGCGCGAGGCTGAGTGCCTTGATCGCGGATTGGATGGATGGGTGCATATTGTGTGTGGGTGGAAATTAGATCCGCGCGAACTCAGCGCCTGTAGCGACTGACTTGTACTCGCTCTGCGCGTTGACCTTGAAGAAGTCGGTGTTAGGCACGGACGCTTTGATCTTGGCGATCTCAGCCTTGAACTGCGCGACTTGGATCGTGATCGACTCTAAGCGAGTCTCAGCGCTCCAGCGCTCTGCATCGATCGCGGACTTCTTAAGCGCGCGATACTTAACGCGTAAGCGATCGCACGATTCAAGCGCGCGGTAGCAGAAGATTAAACGATCGCGAGTGCGAGTGCGCTCAGCGATTAGGAGGTCGATCTTGGTGGTCATACTGGGAGTAGATCAGATCTTCTAGGATCTGTCAAGCGCCTAGTCAAAGGGCAGGAACAGGGCGATCAGGATCGCGATCGCGAGCGCGGTGATATCCTCAGGGGTCATCGGATCTCGAACTGATCGTTGGGCGCTACGAGCCTGAGCCATTCGAGGATCTCAAGGCAATCGTTAGCCTCGGATCGGAGCAGATCCAAGTGGACCTGATCGGCTGGATCGATGACCTCATCGGTGATCTGATCCTCATCGACTGGGATCAACTCAGGATGAGCGCCAACGAACTCTAGGACCGCCTTGCGAGCGATCCTGAGGTCGTTCTCAGCGATCGTGATCAGGTGAGCGTGGTAATCGCTTGGGAGGACTTTTTTCATTTGATGTTGAGGATGTTAAGTGAAGCGAGCAACGCGGATCGTGACGCGTTCTCAGCGCGCTCACCGTGCGCGACCGCGATCGATGCCGTGGCGAGCATTGATTCGGTCACGCGTGGATCGCCATCGATGTACTTGTGCGAAAGGATCCGCAAGACTTTGCGAGCCTTGGCGAGATCCTTCTTGTTACCGTTATGGATTTGTTCTGGGGTCATATGCGTAGGTGCTGGGTGGAAATTATTTAGGATCTAACGCATCGATCTTGGCGCGGTACTGCGCTTGCGATCTGCGATATGTGGTCCAAGAGCGTGAGCGAGCCTTGGCTACAGTTTCCCACGCGCTCCACGCGATCGCGACTTGGGCATCAAGTTCTTTGTGCGCGCTATATAATTCTTGGTACTTGGCGCTATTCTCAGCCGTGCGCGTGGATGGGTTCGTTGCTAAATTAAAAGCGATATCGTACTCAGCGTACTGCGCGAGATATGTCGCGCGGATCGCATCGTGCGCTTTGCTGAGGCGATCGACTTCAGCGTTCAACTCGATGTGTTTAATATCGTGTTCAACGCGAGCGAGATCACGCTGAGCGATGAGGACCGCGCGCTTAGCGAGCGCGAGATCTTGTTGTTTCTGGGCAGGGATGATGGATGTAGTATTCATAGGGAAGGGAGACAGTGGATCATATGTTCGACTGGATGTCAAGCGCCTAAGCGCTAGGCACCTCGTAGGGCTTTACACCGATCTTGATCGCCTCAGCCTCGGAGGTGTCGGGGATCGTGTTAAGCCAAGCCTTGTAGGCTTTGGTAACGGTAGGTCTAGATCCAAAGTAGAAGAGGGGATCGCGGTTCGACTGCTCGACCGTGGCGGTGAACTCTACGGTATCGCCTACAGTGGCGCGCCAAGGGGCTTCACGGTCAGCGCTGGTGCCTGTCCATACCAAGAGCAGGCTAGGCACTGAAGCGAACACGGTTTGACCGCTGGGCAGGTGGATCGTGAACTTCAGCGTGGATCCCCATTCCTCGGACTCGATGTACTTGAAGGACGCGATCTTTCCGCGGATCAGGATCCGACCGCTCAGGACTGGAGCGTTAGCGCCTAACTCAGCCTTGGCGATCGCGTGTGCGCGGTAGCCAGTGTTACGGCTAAGCGCTTGGATCGCGAACTCACGCGACTTGGCGAGTCCGCTGATCAGGACTGCGCGTTGCTTTTCGCTGGCGCGGAAATTTTCTTTGCGAACGCGATCGGCAACGGATGAAAGGAAATAGATCCCACGGTTGAAGATATCGCTGATCGATTTAACATCGCGATCGTCAACGACATTCAGGATCGCAGATTCGCGAGCGATCGCGCCTGCACGATCCTTATCATCAGCGTGTGCTTGTAACCACGCGCGGTGTAACTCAGGATCCTTAGTTTCGAGTTCGATCAGCGCAGTGGATCGCGCGATCTCGGTTGCAGTAGCCTTGGCGCGCTCAGCGAGGCGATTCCAGCGGAACTGATCCGTGCTAATGCCCAAGCGATTGTCCGCGCAAATGTGACCGACCGCGATGTGCTTGTTGGTTGGCTTATGGAACGCGACCGCAAAGTAGCGCGCGTACTTTCCGCAGTGATCGCATACGCAAGGCGCGGATCGCACACCGAAATACTTTTCGCAGAGATCGTAGAACGCGGTGATCTCGGACTGGACTTGAAGGCGCGCGCCATCGTGACCTTGATCGGAGAGATACTTGAACGCGCTGGAAATATTCGCAGGCTCGTTCGCATCGATGTAATCGATCACGGTGTAGTCTTCAGGGATGAACTGGGAGGGCTTATGGATGTTGCTCATAGGTGTAGGATCAGGACTAGATCAGATCTTCCACTGGATGTCAAGCGCTGGATTTAGACCCCCTAAAACAGGCTAGCCCAGCCCGATTAAGGACTAGGCTAGCAAACCGCCTAGGATCGGATCCTAGCCCTTCCAGTTGGACTCCTGATCCTCAGGCTCCCAAGTGGATCGGATCTCACGCGTAGGGAACTGGTTGAAGGGTCTGCCGAACTTGGAGAAGTTCAAGATGCACTTAGTCTCGAACTTGTAGGTGTACTCGGATCCCTCGGAGATCACGGTGACATCGATCGTGGCACCGTCCCAGATCCTGTTGTTGCTGATCGCTTTTGTGATCTCGCAAGTCGTGTGCTTGGTCGATGCGTAGTGGCGCTCGATCGTGCGCTCGACCACGCGGTACGAGTACGACTTCACAAAGTGATCAGCCTCGCGCTTAGCCAAAGGCTTTAGCACCATCGTGATCGCGGACAAGGATCGTGCAGGAGATTCGATCAGCGGATCGTGCGATGATCTCGATCGGTACTCAGGCGATGGCTCAAAGAAATGTTCGTACACTGGTGATCCCTTTACGATGTACGAGCAGGCATCGTAGAAATTTCTCAGGGTCGCTTCTTTGCGTTCGCCAGTGGCGCGATCCACGCGACCTTCTGCAAGCACTTTGTTGTAGCGATCGAGCAGATCGGTGAACGATGCCTGATAACGATCTAGGATCCGCTCAGCGATCCGATCGCGAGCAACCTCAAGCACGGTGTAAATGATCTCGATCGAGGGCGCGATCAGGATCTCTTTCTCCTCGGTCGCGACTTTCTTGCCTTCACGCAAAGCCTTGCGCGCTTGCTTCTCGCGCTCAGCCTTACGCTTCTTGGGTATGCGCTCAGCGATCTCCGTACGATCCGCGTAGAGGTTGTATTCGGCATATGCCTTGGCGCGCTGATCGTCCCAAATATACTTGGCGGTAGTCTGCGTAGACTCGGCTACTTGGTGCAGGCGCTTGGCTTCAGCGCGGAGCAAGGGAACCGCTTCAGTGAGGATCTCATCGCTCAACGCGCGGAACGCGGTGAGATTCAACTTAACGAGATCGTGGATGTTGATGGGTGTGTTACTCATTTTCGTGGGTGTAGAATTTAGCGAGGATCCAAGCGAGTGCGGTTACGATCGCAATCTTATAGATTAATTTTAGTGTGATAGGAATGACTTCAACAAAGATCCAAAGCGCGAGGAGGAATAAGATCTCCATTAGATCTTAGCCTCCTGCTTGTTGGCGATGATCAGATTCAGGATCTGAACCTTCAGGTCGTGGGGGATCTGATCCAGCGCTAGGCTATTGGAATCGCGCGCGATCGGGTAGCCGATCTCTTTAACGAGCGCCTGCACTTGCGCGCTTTGCAACGCGTTAGTTTTCTTAGTATGAATGTATTGCGCGATGTACTCAGGGGTGAGTTGAGCGCGGTACTCCTTGGTCCATTCAAGTCTGCGATCGATGCCTTCAAGGACTTCATTAATAGCCTCGATGATCTTCTCGATTATAGTCTTAACCGCGAGGTTACGATCTCTGCTATCCGCGGATCTGCCAGTTTCTAAGTAGGCATTGAATCGGTTGGCATTCGCATCGAATAAAACTTGATCGGTTTTAATTTGCGCTTGGTAATTGCGAATGTCCTCATCGGTGTAAACTTTGCCCTCGGATGAAACTGATTCAGGGTGCTTCCAATCTAATGGTCTGTAACTAGCCCAGCGATTGAGAGTCGCGATCCGTGAGGCGCGTAACCAGAAGTGTTCGTTCTTGATCCGCTCAGGTGAGCGCCAGTAGTTCTCAAGGATCTCGGCACGATCGTCAGCGAGTCTAAAGATCTCGGTGTTGATCTTGAGGAACTCGATGTACTGGGGAATCTTTTCTGGATCGATCGTGATCTTTAAACGCGACTGAGGCTCAACATAGAGGACCGCAAAGGATCGTGTAAACACGATCGCGTCAGCGATGCCGATCTGCTTAGCGTGATCGAGTACGGACTGGATGATCTGATCCTCAGCGATCTTAAGATCAGGACCGCTGGATCCTTGAGCGATCGACTTGATCGCAGGGAGTAACTTTTTATCTAACTGGATGGTTTTCATAGTAGTGTATGTGTATTGGGTTTAGGGAAATTAGCGGACATCAGGGATCGCGATGTTATGGGACTGGAGGATGTCGATCACAAGCGCGACATTGCGATTGCGCTGACCGATGATCTTGATGATCTCCTGAGTACTGTAGCGACCCTCGAAAGAATTTTCATTCTGATCGGTGATGCGCTTAGCAAGATCGGCAACGGTCGCGGAGAGGATCTCTTGGATCTCGGATTCCCACGCGAGTAAATTCTTGACCGTGAGGTTCTGACGGAGCGAACCTTTGAACGCGGAATCGTAGAGCGCCCAGATCCGCGCGTAGGATGGGATCAGCAAGAGTGATCGCTTACCGTCAGCGCCAGTCGGGACGCTAGTGTAATTAGCGGTCGATACAAACGCGGAGTCGATGAAGAGATCGATCAATTGGCTGAATTGGCGATCGGTGAGTTTGATAGTGATATCAGTAGTGTTAATCATTGTTGTAGTAGGGAAGGAGGACAGTAGATCATATGTTCCAGTGAATGTCAAGCACTGAGAAATTAGTCGATCCACTGGGTGATATCGCGGAGCAATACACCGTAGACTGGAGGGGTTAAATGGTCCTTGGCTAGATCGATCCCATCGATCTGAGGCATCAGGCTACTAGGCACGGTTGGACGGATCTTGGTGATCCGCTCGAACGCGATCCAGATCTGAGATCCGAACGAGTCTTGGAATGTCTTGCCCGATCCGCGCGCCACGATCGTCTTGTCGGGGCTGATCAGGAGATAGATCGGACCGTCAGCGCGCTGGGTAACACCGATGTACCAGTCGGGGATCGTAAGCGCTAGGGATCCACCCAGCGCCTCGATCTTGCGTCTAGATCTAGCGAGTAGATCCCAGATCGCGGTGTCCTCTGGAGACTGTGCGTACCAGTTATTCATCGATGTCAGGGCTTTCGCCTGCGATCGCAAGGATGCGACCAAAGTTAGCGCCAGCGGATCCAGTGGTCAGGTACAGGTGAGGGTTAGACTTCACCTCTTTGACGATCGCCTGCGCTTGCGCGTAGGACGGATCACCGTGCATACCGTAAACGAACTGAGCGACCTCGGTCGGGCTGAGATAGATCTCAGGCTCGAATTCATTTTCGATCGACACGATCTCGATGTGGATCGCGGTGAGTTCAGCCTCGGCTTTGGATCGCTGGGCTGGTGTTAGGTAATCATCGCCAGCGGATCCGATCGGAGCGCTGAGGATGTTGGCGAGCGCGCGAGCGCGTTGTGTGAGTTGTGTTAGTTTGTCCATAGGTGTATTAGTTAAGTTCGTTTACGATCACAAGTTTCTTGAGATCGGCTAGTGAGATCTTTGGAGCAACACTGTGACCAGTTTTAGAATTGGATCCAAGTACAACCGCGTTGCCAACGAATTGCATTAGACCGCCTTCAGTGAGGAAGAACCAGTGGTGTAGATCCTCTTGGAGCAGACCGTTATCGTCCAAGAAAAGGGTATCGCCCTTGTCGTTGAACTGGACACAGGTGAAGGTGTCCACATCGGGTCCTAGGTGCTTGTAGATCGTGGTGTACTCACCGATCGCGATCTCAGTTACGGATCCAGTGCGACCGTCAATGCGGAAGGCTGGAGTTAATTTCTTCTTGGATAGCATATGCGTAGGTGCTGGGTGGAAATTACAGACCGCGAGCGCGGAGGTGACGAGCGACTAGCGCGATCGTGATTTGCTTTTGGACTTTAGGATCGCGGATCTGATCGTGAAGCAATTCGTCAAGGCGCGCACGGTTACGAGCGCTAGAGGAATTTTCGTTCTCTAATTCGGATCCGTCATTGATGTCGGTGATCCCACGGATCCCGATAACGGTGACGGATGTGGTCATTACCACTTGAGTGTTTTCGATATCGCTGAAGGTTTGAACCTGAGCGGTAGCGAGCGCACCGAATGTGAGATCTTTATCATCGGTGATGTGACCAGCGATGTAGAACTCGTAGGTGTATTTAGATCCGTCAACCCAAACGCGTGGAGCGGTCGAGTCTTTGTCGGCAATAGTAGATATGCCAACGATCGTGATCTGTGAATCTCTGCTTATGGATTTAATCATAGGTGTGATGGGAAGATCTCCAGTAGATCATATGTGCAACGATATGCAACATCTTTTTTTAAAAACTAGCAATTGGGGTATTTGCTAGGGTTTTCGGTATATATTGCCCTTGCCCAGCCCAGCGCGGATGATCTGACGGATCGCGCTAGGGTAGGAAAGCCCAGACTGCTCGGCAAACTCACGGACCGCGCGTTCTTCCTCTGGATGGAGTCGGATCTGTTTCCATTTACGCGCAGGAATCTTTTTGTTACTGGACATAATCGTGAGAGGTTATGATCGGATAGTTTTCCGATCCGATGGATCCAAGAATGTTGTACTCGATGTGATCGATCGCTTCTTCCTCGCTCATCTTTTCTTGTGAGCAAAGTTGGTACACGATCAATTGGTAATCGTACACCGCGACCGCGTTAGATCCGTGAGTCTTACCGATGATCGCCCAGTCGTAAGTAGAAGCAGGATCTAAAAACAACGCGTCAGGATTATCCTCGGCAACGAACTTACGGTACGCAGAAACTGGATCCGCTTTTTTAGATCTAACTTTTTTCTTAACCGCGCGCTTAACTTTTTTCTTAGAAGGGGACATCTTCAGTATCCTCAGGTTGAGCGGTTGACTGAGTAGATCCACCCATCGATGCATCGAGTGCCTCGCGGAATGTACGATCCTTGTCGCTGATCGCGCCACGGTAAGGCTTTGGCTGGTAGTTATCCTGCCACCACTTTAAACTGTTTTCTGGCAATGACCCTAAGGTCTTTCCTGCCATCTTCCCAAAAGGGATCACGACAGACTTCCAGTCGGATCCTGCTGGCGCTAGATCAGGTGACTCGGCTGGAGCCTGCTCGATCGCTTTCTTGACGGTGCGCTTAACAGGCTCAGGGATCTGATCCAGCGCGGTGCCGTAGACAGGCACACCCGATAACACTGGAGGGTTCCACTTAAATCTAGTGCCGTCCTTAGTCTTGCCTGCGTAGATCCCATCATCGGAGATCACCGCCCAAGCCTCAGGCAACGAGTATAGATATCGACCTATGCCTAGGTTAACGACCGCGCGCTTCATCGCGCCTGACGCGCCTGACTTAAATGGATCGATGTCATCGGATTTGTTGAGTTCGACCTCGCAGGATCCGCACACGGATCTAGATCCAGCGATCGAGATCGTCACGGTGCAAACCGCGCCCGATCCGATCTGCTTGAATTCTTCTTTGTGGCTCCACTCTTCTCCGTAGACTTCATCGAGTCGTTCCATAGCGGATCGGTTATCGATGTAGGCTAAGCACTTTGCCCAGACGGATCCGTCAGACTTAGTACCGCAGGATTGAATGCGCCACTCGATCCGATCAGGTGGGAACGGTGCGCGCAGTTGTTGTAGTTTTGTATTGCTCATTTGTTTTCGGGATTGGAAATTTCTTTTGTCGCGTTAAGCGCTTGGATAAATATGTCGGCAAGGTACTCGCGCACATAGAGAATATGTTTACACTGAGTCTTTGGTCCGCGCTTTTCATTGCGCTCGATTGCTTTGATCTTAACGCAAGAGAAATCCTCGCAGGAACACTCGCCATTAAAATTAAAGGACGAGACATCGACCAAATGTACTTGATCGGGCTTGGACGATTGCAGGATCCAGCGCGTAGGGCTATCGTATTGCTCAGGCTTCATAGTTCGGTGGATCCGATCGGAGTGAATTCATTTACTGGGATGTGGATCACAGGCTCGATGTCCTGATCGTCACCGCGCGATACCACGGTGCGCCCACCGATCGTGATCTTGCGCGTGGACGGATCGCGTGGGCTTACGCGGTAGATGAAGATCCCATCGGTCCACTTGACCACCAAGTAAGCAGGCTTGCCAGTCGCGTACTGGAATCGGCAGATGCTCATATACTTTTCTAGCGATGTGTAGAAAGTCGCGTACTGGCTCCTAGGAAAAGTCTTTCCGCGGATCTCGATCCAGCCCACGATCTCGTTGGACATATCGCAGATCGCGTAGTCGATCTTGTAGTACTTAGGGGTCTTCTTGGCGATCACTCCCCAGCAAGTCTCGATCACCTCGATCGTCTTTTCCTCGTCCTCTAGGTGACCGTCCGTCTCGTAGGTTGGGCGCTTCATTTGTTTAATTTAGCGCAGGCGCGTTTGGTTACGGTTGGCGCGTTATTTAGATCGAAATTTAGTTTGGCTACCCGACCTATCCCAGCATTAAATACAAAATAAATTTCCTGAAAACTAGGTTGTCTTCCCGATTTTCTAGCAAACTGAGATTCGCACCACTTAAGGTATTCTGTAGCGTAGACCCTAGATACGGTTGGATCGGTCGCGTAAAGGTCATAGTCATATGCCATATCTCCGCGAGTCTTTCTGATCCGACTGATCTCGTTCCACGATATGCGCCACATCTGCCACGCGCCCTTTGCAAATCCTTTGTCCCCAACCGCATTATAATTTAAATTGGATTCTATAATGCCTACATTAGTAACGAATTCATCGGTTACTATGGATGCTTTAGCGCTGATCGCTAACAGGAATGTTAGAAGGAGAATCCGCATTTTTTTAGAAGTTGGTTGATCGCGATCTTGCGGTGGGTTTTGTTTAATCGTTTTGTTAAAACAATTCCGATCACTGATTTTGCATCCTGATCGTCTTGATGATCCTGAGCCATTGCTGAAATCGAATCGGACGCAATGTCGAACGCGCGCTTAGCAGAGAACTCAGATGAGTCGATGAACTTAACATCCCTGTAATCTAAGGATGAATTGCAGGTTACGATAAAGCGCACTCTGGAAATATGAAATAAATTTCCTGAGTATCTAGGCTCAGCAGAATTTTTATGATCGTCCAGAGTAACGGTGTACTCCGACTCGACAATAAACTTTCGTTTAGAGCCATCTATCGATGTGATCTCGCCCTCGATCGGGACGAGAATTGTGGTTGTGGGAAACAATTTATTAGCCATAAGTATATTGGATACTCTGGCATAAGATCATATGTTGCACGATGTGTCAAGCGTGATTCATTATTTTGCATTACACTGTTGACAGGATAGGAATACTCGTTCTAATCCGCAGTCCTTCCTAATGATTAATCCCAATCCGATCGAGGTGTCCTACACAATGGACGCTGACGAATACCACCGCAGATCCGCGCTTTCAAAATCGTTGATCTCTCACCTATTAAAATCACCAGCGCACTTACACGCGTATTTATCCGCGCCCAAGCCTGAGCCTTCTAAGGAACAGGTACTAGGTACCGCGATCCATACCGCCACGCTTGAGCCTGAAAAGTACAAGGCTCAGTTCGTTGTAGCGCCAGTCGTTGATCGTAGAACCACCCAAGGCAAAGCGATCTATGCCGACTTCCAACAGGCTAACGCAGGCAAGACCCTGATTAGCGCTGACGATGCAAGCGCCACGCTCGCGATCTCTCAGGCGCTCAGAGCCAACCCACTGTTCAGTCAGGCTCTACGCAATGGATCTCCAGAGGTCAGCCTATTTGCCAAGTCTGACAACGGACTGAACATCAAGGCGCGCTTTGATCTGTTTGACCCTGAGACTAACACGATCTGGGATATCAAGTCAACTTTGACGGCTGACCCATTTGGGTTCCGCAGAGAGATCTTTAAGTACTCATATGCCCTACAGGCTAGCCATTATTTAGATCTGGCTAGAAAAGCAGGGATTGGTAACGATCAAACTAAGTTTGTTTTTATAGCCGTAGAGAAAGAAACACCTTGGGCGATTGGATGTTATTCACTTGATTCACATACCCTTAACAAGTGGGATATGATCCGCGCTAACGCGTTTGCCCAGTGGAAAGAAGCCACTGAAACTGGAGTATACCCAGCGTACTCCGCTAACGAAATTCTAATTCTTGAAGCGTAATGAAAGAGAACCTTATGTACAAGTGGGATCCAGTATTCCCTGTTAGCCTGTCCACGATCCGCGCGCTCAATGGCAAATACTTCTTTGCCTTAGTCCACGCTTACTTGAAGACCAAGGCTAAGGACGATATCGTCAAGGTATCTAATCGGGAGGCATCTGAATTATTTGGTGTTACCCCTCGCTATATCACCGCATCGATCACCGCGCTCAGGAAGGCTGGGCTGATCGAGTACCATCAATACGATGGTCGTAACCGCGTAATCAAACTTACAAAATAATATGGATAACCCTTCTTTAGGATTTGTCGGTATATTCATACCGCGTGAACTCTGGCTCCGCGAGGATCTTACCATAACGGAAAAGGTTCTGGCTGGGGTTATAGACGCTTTGGATCGTGGCACTGGGTGCTGGGCTTCAAACTCTTACTTGGCTGACACCTTGGGGGTAGGAGAGCGCCAGATCCGCGAGTACCTAGGTCGGCTTGAGCAGGCTAATGTTGTCCGTAGATGGTCTACCGATGGTCAGCGTATGATCTCAACGGTCTATTCGACAGGCAGGAAAGATCCTACTAGGGTGGAGGAAAAGATCCTACCCCCTAGGCAGAATACTGCCACCAATAGTATAGGAGATAATATAAAGTATATTAACAACAGGGGAGATGCATCGTTATCAATTGGATTTGTTAAATTAAAAGTGGATCTAGATGCGGTAGCAGAGAAAGCATTTAAGGAATTCTTGGACCATAGAAAAGAGATCAAGCGCCCATTAACCCAACGAGCCTTAGAGGGTAATATTGAAACGGTTAAGAACGAAGCGATTAAACACGGATTAAGTTTTGGCGCTATGGCTAAGGAGATGGTAGACGCATCGATCCGATCGGGCTGGTATGGATTGTTCCCGACTAGAAAAGCAGGCGCTACCAAGAAACCATTAACATCGGAGGATCACAAAGGTGGATTCTAAAGGCGCTTGCGAGTGTTGTGGATCTGAGATCCGCGCGCTTGAGTTTAATGGGATCGTGTTTCCAATAGCCAAGATCTGTCAGAACAAGGAATGTATCGACTGGGCTAACGCGCAGTTCGCCAAAGAAGAATCTGAGAGATCAGTTGCTCAATCATTCTTTGTGCCTCCGATCTACGCGGACACCGATCCAGATAGATTGCCAGCGCGCTTGGCTAACCTATCCAGAACTTGGACACCTATGATCGGCAAAGGTCATTTGCTAATCCACGGTACCACGCGACTTGGAAAGAGTCGAACCGCTTGGGAGATCTGCCGTAGGCTTAACGATGCTAAGATCAAGATCACCACGCTAACGATGCGCGATATTGAATACGCGCTTCAGGAAGGGTTCCAGCGCGGTAACTGGCACAAGGTCGTGGATGGATGGGCAGGCGCTAAGTTCCTGTTCATCGATGATCTCGGCAAAGAGAAACTCACGGACCGTACTCAGTCGTGCCTGTTCCAGATCCTAGACGAGCGCACCGCGTACAAGCGACCAACGATTATAACCACTAATTACAACGGCAATACGCTGGCTCAAAAATTCCCAGATCAGGAAACTGGACTCGCATTTGTGGCGAGACTGAGAGAGTTCTTTGACTTCAGCGGAGAGGCTCAATAGTGACCCTGCTGAATGGCTTGCACTCATCGATGATCAGTTCAATAAAACCTCCAGCGTCCCACTCTAATTTCATAATGTTGAGGTGGGCGATCTTTTGATCTGCTTCAATGTATCCAGACTTAACTAACTGATCTAGTATGATCTTAACTACATTGTCAGCGTCAGGCTTAGTTACCTTCCACTCAATGTCCCGACAGGGTCTAGATGCTGGTGGCTTATAAAACAGTCCAACCGTGATCTTGATCGGCTTACCTTCACAAAGAAATTGTTCAGGCTTCTGGGATTTAAGCGCGAGTTCAAATTTAGTTTCCCAGACCTTGGCATCCGACTTTTTCATCTTTCCTACAAAAGATGTGCCGTCCTTGCGCCTCATAATTCTGAGCGCGGACTGGTGCGTGGTGGCTGGTGGATCGATGTCAAAATGATATACTTTCATATAAGTTATTAACATTTGACATTATGTCATAAAGTTAGCAAGTTCTAAATTGTGAGCAAGATACATAAATTTGTCGCGTTTGGGGATAACCACGGTGACCTCATCGATGGATCAGTTTCTAAGGAACTGCTAAAATTCCTTAAATGGTACCGCGCTGATTCGGTCGTACACTTGGGCGATAATTATGATATGAGATCTATCCGCAGGGGAGCGTCAGGCAAAGAAGAAAACGAAAGTTTAGCCGATGATATCAAAGCAGGAACAGAATTTATTAAACGGATCGGTGAATATAATTTGAACGCATTTTTATATGGAAACCACGAGGATCGTCTTTCACAGATTATTAACAACAATAGCAATGGGCTTATTGTCGATTACTGTCAGGATCTGGATAACAGTATTAAGAATACTTTAAAGTCAGTTGGTTGCCGTAAGATCTACGATTACCACGCGGACAACGGAGTGCATTCTATCGGTCCAGTGAAATTTGTACACGGTTATACCTGTGGCACCAGAGCCGTAGAAGAACACGCGATCCATTATGCTGATCGTGGTGGCGCTTTAATTATGGGTCACTTGCATTCGATTCAACAAACTAACGCAAAGAAACACGGTGGTGCCGTTGGCTTTAGCGGAGGTTGCTTGTGTCGAAAAGAAGATATGGGCTACAGTAAAAATAGGCTCGCGACTAGCAAATGGGGTCACGGCTGGCTCTATGGTTTTGTGCAAGGATCAGACTGGAAAGTATGGCAAGCGCACAAGGTTGGAAAAGACTTTATCTATTCCGTTGAAGGGCTATGATTTACGAATTCCGCAATCCTATGCCAGTGCATACACCGCTTGGTGATGGTATGTTAGTCTATGTAAGAGACGGTGGTGTTTTCTCAAATGATACATTTGCGATCGTACTGTGTAGCACTGGTGAATTGCGCCATTTTGATAGCACACAATTTACATTCCTAGAAAACCCAACTCACGATATTAAAAACAAATGAATAGGAAACTTATTACTGAGTTACAAAATATTTTAAGGAACAAAGCGGATACCATACCAAAAGGCTGGTACACAATGGTCCAATTATCTAAACAGTTAGATAGATCTTTGACATCTACTAAGACCACAGTTAACAACCTTATAAACAATTACCCTACACGGATCAAAGTTAAGAAATTTAGAATCGTTGATAACTCTGGTAGGGTTCAACCAATACAACATTATAAAATAAAATGAGCGAAGAATTTAAACCAAACCCAGAAAGAATTAAGACCGATGTTAAGTCACGGCACAAAGGTACCCAGATCCCTGAAGAGAAGCGCAAAGCCATTGAGGAAAAACTTAAGGCAGGGGAAGGCATAGTATCGATCGCCAGAGAAGTTAAGTCTTCCGAGCATACCGTCAGCGCGATCAGAAACGATCTGTCCAAAGGTGTAGAGTTAAACGCTTGGAAGGCTGGTCACCGTACAAATTTAATGGTAGCCGCCCAGATGATGGGAGAGCGCCTGATCAATGAGATACCTAACCTGTCTCCTAATCAATTGCCATTAGCCATCGCGATCATTACAGATAAGGCTTTAGCGCTGAACGATCAGCCCACAACTATTACAGAGCAACGGCTCAGAATCAGTCACGAAGATTTGGATAAGATGCTTAAGGGTGAGATCATTGATATCACTCCTGAGGATCCTGCTAAGTAGTGGATATAGTTCAACGGATAGAACATCTGCCTTCTAAGCAGAGAATCTAGGTTCGATTCCTAGTATCCGCGCCAGCCGAAACCCCTCCTAGAACTTCCCACAATTCTAGAAGGGGGTAACGGAAGCCGTTTTTGTATGATATACACCTACTGATCATCCAGCGCTTTAGGGCGAGGACCACAATAGGGTTCCTATAGTTTAGATCAGATCGTCTTTGTCAACCCTATCTTGGTACCGTTTCCAGAGAAACACGGACAATACAATGCAACCCACAGAAATAACAAAAAACGCTAGATATATGAAATATTCGCTCTGGAACAGTCTTGGAAGACTTGCACAAATGGCTCCAGAGGCGATTAGACTGAGTGACCCTACCTTGGATACACCCACTAAATGACCAAACGCTAGTGACACCGATCCTAGCACAATTAAGGCTACTGCCGTATAGTTTAGGATATCGTTTTGGCTAGCCGTGTTCTCAGCGTCCAGTTCTAACTGGATCCGTTCTAAGTAAACATCGCTAGGGATCTCAGGATCATAATCAAACGCGCGGTCGCTGGGTGTAGTACAACCAGTCAGGAGTAATGTGAGTAATACAATGTAGTACATATTATTTTTTTATTAGTCTTATTAAAGTAGCGACAAATATAATAATACCAATTGCTAGGATCGATGTGTTAATCAATTCATAGTTTTGTATTATAGCCTGAACTCGTTCTACAGAAATATTTTCTGTTTCGGTCACGATCGCTCCATCAGTAATTATATATGCGCAGGAGTCTGCATTAGTTAATGCATTAAATCCTCTGGTTACTGCATCGGTAGATGCCATACCTGCCACTGCTAATAGCATTAGCAATGAACTCTGTAAAAGTATGATTACTTCACTTACGCTTTCTCTTGTTCTTACTTTTGACATTTTCGTTGGCTCCTTTCGCTCTTAGAATAAAGTGTTCAAGTAATTCAGGTGCAATAGCACCAGACACAGAAAGTATAATAGCCTTATAAATACCGCTGATCGGTTGACCCCATATTGCAAAGTAAGCAAGTACACCGATAATAGATCCAGCAAGTGTGCGCCTGATCCAAACCATAATAGGGCTAGCCTTATCGGTTAATAGCATTCTGGCTAACATACCAGCGCCACCAAATAGACTAACAACCCATCCACCTTTTTTAAAGTCTTGCATAGCGCCTACTAGATCTGGATCTGTTTGGTTCACGGTTGCCGTCTCCTCATATTTGTTGGATTAATGTCTTCTCGTCCAGTAGGTGGTATATCAAAACCATTACCTCCAGTTTCCTTTTGATTCCAACCTTGAAGTTCTTGAACCAACTCAATTAATTGAGTAGCCGCGTTTTTATCTGTCTTTTTAAATCCAATAAATTCAGCAACTACATCAATAAATTGTTCAAATAGATTTTTGAAATTAGGCATCTTATCAAAATTACGATATTCTTTTGTTCCTTTTTCTAATGAACTCATATCTACAGGACCCAACTCTGATAAAGACTTCATAAATGTTGGATCGTTAAATGGAGATATAAGAAACTCCATAAGGTTTTGATATCTATATACGCTCTTATTAGAAAATGGTTTTTCTAATCCTTTTATAACTCTTCCTGTACCTAAATGTACTGTAGCATCATTTGCATTAAATGATCTTTGAATTTCTTTTGTTACAGATTGAGTTTTATCTGGAACTTTTTTATCAACATATTCTCCAAAAGATCCTGCATTTGGATCCCACTGTTTATAAGTATCAGGAAGATTTGGATCTTTAGAAACTATTGTTGTATCTGTTATGTGACGATGTAATTTAAATAATTTTGCAAGAGTAAGATCGTTTTGATTAACTTCATTTCCTTTGCTTATTTCTGTTTCTACTTCTTTAACAAAAGTATCAGTAGCCTCTAACCATTGTCTTCCAGTATTTGTAAATTCTGCTATTGTCGGACCATTAGTCGTTTGAGTAGTAAATTTGCCCCTATAAAATATTTTCTTTAGTCTGCTACTTCCTTTAATATGAGTGTCTAATGCTTTTGCCTGAACACTATGCATAATTTCTTCAAGCATAACACCTTCAATAGAATTTCCGTGTAAATAATATTCTATGCCTCTAACTTTTTGTTCAGCGGCAGTACGCTCTGATTCATACTTAGCCCAATCAGGTCCGTGCAATACAGGAGGATTATTTTTTAATCTTAATTCTTCTGCTTTTGCTTTTGAATATTCGTCAAGGATCTCAGATAATTTATTAGCCCTTGGTTCATTATAAAATTGATAATAACTTCCGCTATTACGACCCCTAGGTATTGGATTAACTTCTACAGTAGTTCTTTGACCAGAACCTTTTGAATAAGATCCTTCATTTGCGCCAGTTAAAATCAATGGCAATGATTTTATATTAGGTTGCTTTTCAAGCATACCCAATATCCATTTAGCCATAGATGAACTTTGTATATCTTCTTTTTTTGATAAGAATGTTAAAGCCTCTTCAAATGTAACATAAGAATCTCTAGATCCAACAAGTACACCGCCAACTTTTACAGAAAATCCGCGTGAACTCTTTAATCTTTTATGATAATCTAAGAACTGCCACAATGAGTGTTTTGCTGGATCAGGAACTTCTCCTTTTCTAAAGGATATACTTTCAAAATTTGCTTCAGGTGTTCCACTATTAATGGTTCTAAAATCAGAAGGTGAATATCTTCTATCTGATTCGATATTACCTAATCCCTGAACTCCAAATCTTTCTGTTTCCATAGTAGAATCGTTTAGCAATTCCATATAGTTATCGATGGTACCCTTTAATGGTGTTCCCTCATTTAAATATGAGTCTATATCTGAACCTCCAGTAAGTTTATTCATAGATCTCATACCCCAGCCAAGATCATCTTCCTGCTGGTATTTAATTTCAAATGAGTGTACATCGCTTTGTCTAGCGCGTTCAAATAGTTCCGAGTATAATAGATCGTGTAAGCCTGCTCTTCTGTATTCTGGAGCAATGTCAGTACTATTAATGTACATTTTAAGTACACCAATTTTCTTATTTACGGCAGGATCGCTAGTGGTTGGTTCGTACCTAAAATCAAATTTCACTTCACCAATTGTTTCACCGTCTTTTTCTAATTTTAATGTTTGTGGTTTTTTAGTTTCGTTAAACTGGATAAATGATCCTTCATCGCGATCTCCAAACGATAGAGTTAAACCTTCAATTGATTTTCTATTCTTTTCAGCATATCTTCCAATGAATGGTTGTTCACCGCCTTTGTTAAAATCTGTAAATTTAGGATCGTAGTTTTCTGAAGGTGAATAGCGCTTATTAGGATCAACACTGTATAGAGCATCCATCCAAGATCCACCGTGATAATCTTTATATCCATCTGCTTTATCTTTTCCAATCGCTATTTGTAATGCAGTAAATAAATTTCCATTGGGTTTAACATTATCAATTGTTGGCTCTAAAGATGATGGATCACCGCCCATTGCTATATTTATTTTGCGACCAATTTGTAAGTCAGATATTTCCCTTGTTCCGTGATCTAGCGTATCAAAGAATATTTTAGTTACACCAGACTGTCTAAGTCTTTCAATTGTTTCAGCCCACATTCCGATAAACGCGTTATCGTGCGTATCTACTTTTTTGCCATCGTTATATCCAGTGATATGAACTATTCCACCTTTAGGGAATGGACCCTGTTTTTTTCCAATCTTCATTTTACCATCTTTAGTTTCAATAGATAAATCTAATCGAGCAACTTCCTCGCCTTGTTTATCCTTTAGGCTAGTTTCAAATCTGCTTTGACCATCTCCAGAAACAATTACTCTATAGCCATTGCCAATCAAAGATTTTGCTCTGTTTGAATAAGGAGCCTCAGTTGCGTTCTCTCCACCTTCAGGGAACGCTCTTGTAATGTCTAAATTTTGTCTTTCGGCAGGTGAAAACTTTTGGTTTTGATCTACCCAAGTAGTTACATCTATATGTTTAGATTGACCTGTTGCAAATTCTTCTGGCAGATCTTTGTTACCAATATTTATTTCAACTGCTTCTTTTCCGTCTCTTGTGTAGTACTCTCTCATATTATCGGCAGGATCTCCATTTGGAAATCTTCCTCCAACATATTGAAATTTATATTCTGTATTTCCAGCACCGTATGCGGTTTCTCTAGTTTTAACTACGGCACCTGTTTGATTAACAACTTCACTTGATATGCCCTTAGTTCCTTTTCCAAGTAAACCAGTTGCTTTTAATCTAGCGCCCATTTCAGAATTTAACGCGGTACCAATGCCTTGCATTTCATATACTACTTTTTCATACTGATCAAAAGATAATATGCGACTTGCAATATTTGAATCTAAAAATGTTTGAGCAAGATCACTACCAAATAAATCTTTAATTGCTACTCGCAAAGTTTCTCCTTCATTTGTTAATTGTTTAGTTTCTTCGTATCTGCTATTATAGTTTTGTTCAACTTCAATACCCCTAGATTTAAAATATTGAATTAATGCTTTTCGATAATCGTTATTTTCTACTATTATTTTTCCACCATTTTGTTTTACAGTTTCTGCACTAATTCGTTTAATGTATTCGTATGCATCTGGATAATTTGCTTTCAACAATGCCAATCCTTTATTCGCACCATATACGCTTCCATTAAATGCAAACGCTGATCCAATAACTCCTTCATCAAGTGCATTAGGAATTCTATCTATATTCAATTTTCCGTCAGATCCTCTTGTTCTTCCTCTTAATTTAATGGTAAGGCTTTGCGCTCCAACTTGTGACTCTCTTCCGTTTTGTTTTAAAATAAAAGATATTCTTGTTCTTCTATCGTTATGGCTACCATAAGTGCCTTCAGAATTCTGTCTCAATACCATTTTTAAACCAGTGCCTTGGAACAGTTCAGAATTAAATAAAGCGTTAATTCTTTCTAAAACTTTTTGTGTTCTATGCGAATATGGTGTAATCTCTCTTACGGTGCCATCTGCTTTTGGGAATGTTTCCTCGATACCTTTAGACATCCAAGGGTGCAATTCAACTGTAGGGGTATCTACAGGCGAATATTTAAAGATGTTAGAATCTGTAGGATAGATCCCGATCGATTGCTTAGCCTGTTCATCAGTTGCCTTTACTGGCTGGGTAGCCTCGTTAACTTTAAATTCTTCACCGCCTATGGTCAGGATCCGTTCGCCTTCTTTAGCGCCAATGGTTCCTTCAAGCCTTCCTTTGATCAGAGCCATCGCGGCTTCTTTGCCTTGTACTACGCTAGGTCTTCTATCAAATGCGCCCATAACCTCAAATTGGTTACTTAATGTGCCATCAGGCAGGCGCTTCTGGGTAATGGTAAATTCTTTATCTCCCCATTTAACTCCACCCTCAGACTTGAGGATCGGAGTAGCCATATTCTTATTGATCCATTCCTGAGCCTCCTCAGCGGATCTTACTTTGTCCTGCTTGGTGGAATCGGGCTTACCCTGCCCTTGTGCATCAGGTACCAGAGCATCGTTGAGTTTGTATCCATCTGCTGATTGGGACTCAGTGGGATTCCAAACTGTGCGATTATTCGAGAAGACTGTGGATTCGGCTGGGAAGAGATCCCCTTCTCGTTCATTTTCGGCTCTGAGGGCATTCTCGCGTTCGAGTCCGATTCTGTACTTATCGAGTCTCTCACCGAGCGATATGTTTGATCCGATGTCTGCACTGTTGAAGGTGTCGTAGGATCCTTGAGGGATGACTTCAGCGCTGATGTGATACGGTTGATATTCGATTCCTGTTCCATTGTATGTTGTTATTGTTTGTGAAAGTTGACTAAATTCTGCCTGCCATCCAGCCATAAATTTTTTAGCGCCTGATACGCTCATAAGATCTAAACTACCATCTTTTACTTCAGGACTCTTGCTAAATTCTCTATAGCGATGACTCATTTCTGGGCTACAAGACATTTGTACACCAATAAATTTTCCTAGGCTTTCAATTTCTTCTTTTATCTGTTTCCATTCATCTCCTCCATTAGTAACCTCATTAAGTCTTTTAGTTAATTTATCTAACTTTTCTGCATTTGGATTTCTTGGCTCTGGAATTAATGTAAAGTTACCAATGAATGCTTTATCAGCAATCAAAGCCTGAGCAATATCAAGCGCTTCAGATATTGTTAATGGTTTATTAAATCTAACATCACCTGCTGGACGAGCATTAGGATGGTTTTCACCTACTACTTCAGCAACAAACACATCTTTTTGTGAATAGTTTTTACCTTGTTGTACAATGTAGTCTGCTACTGATCCCAAGTGATTTCCTTGTGATGGAGATGATTGTTCCTGCCTTGCTAGTTCTGATTTAGTTTGCAATTCAGCACTTCTTTTCTTTAAATTGTTTTGCTGAGTTTTTAACTTAGTAGTTAATTTTTTGCGCTCTTTAGGATCAGTTTCTTTAGATATTTTATCAGTAAGAGCCTCAATCTTATTAATTGTTTCATTATGCTTAAGCAAAGCCGCTTGTTGAGCCAATGCAGTAACAGTTCTATTTCCCCTATAAGAGATAATATCTACTGCTAAAGAGTGTTCAGTTACTCCACCGTATCCACCATAAGTTTGATTTATGTTAGCACCTCTTAATGATGATCCAAATATATTAGTTACAAGTTTCTTAAACTGTGAAACTTTTCCGCTATCGTACGCGTATGTACGCGCAGTAGTATTGATTGCAACAGGTTGACCATTAATTTTAGTATTTAAACTACCATCATATGATCCTGACAAACCAACAATAATTCGTCTGACATTATTCCATCCATCAATTCCTGCTGGATCTCTCCCACCGCTAAGTGCTTCCATTGGACCATCGTACGATGACATCTCAGCGCCAATGCTATTAGTAGCATCTGCCTTAGCCCATATATCTTTTTCGTGGAACCAAAGAAGTGCTTGTAGATCAGCAGGTGTAATATCTTTAAATTCTCCACCTTCTGCTCTAAGTAATTCTGCGGCTTTACTAAATGCTTTTTGACCGTAGAAGAAATCTCCTCCACCTTCCCATTGGGCAATTTGCTCAGTTCCGTAATTATGCCATACATAATCTACACCCATTTCCTGACCAGCGCTAAGTCTCCATTTAGATCTGCCTTTAATTTTGCTATTAATTAATCTGTGTAATGTTCTAGCCGCCCATACATCAATTGTGGCTTCTGTGCTTAATCCTGCTAAATTATTTGAGAAGTTTCCTGTTTTAGGACCTTCAGTTAATTGGTGCCATACATTATACATAACCTGACCAACTTTGATCGTGTTTGCATTATACTTCTTTCCGTTTTCCCTGAGCATCAAATTCTCTGGGCGCTTAAATATCATCTTCTTTGCAGTATCAAGTGCTTCTGAGAATTGAGTAGGAGTTAATTTGTTTTTCTTACCATTGTTATTTTCTGCATATAACTCTTCATATTTTTGAACAAGTTTTTCAGTTATTCCAGTTTCTGCCGACTTATCTGTTTGCCATCCCATAAGATCAACCCAATCGACATCTCCTTTAAGACCTAACTCTTCAATAGCCTCTACTGCACTTTTTTTTCTAATTAAAAACTCAATCGCTTCTCTTTCAAAAGCGCTTGATCCATCAGGATTCTTTTGTGAAACTTTTGCCTCAAGTTCAGTAAATGCTTGGTGTATTCTATTTAACTGTTCGTTGTAAAGTCCTCTGGAAAATAATGACAAAGCCTCATCTGCCTGAACAAAGTTAGTTGCTACTGGTGTACGAGCGGAGGTAGCGCCAAGGCTTTCAGAGAACATACCGTACATAGATCCGAATAATGAATATCCAGATTTTACCATATCCCTGTACCAAGTAATTCCTTTACGCTTATTAGGATCTTTGTTAGCCTCTAAAGCCTCTTGTTTTAAAAGTTCTGCTAAATGGCTAGTAGATGCTTCTACTGCTGGATCTTGCATTCTGTTTTTATCTGATCCGTGCATACTTGCCTGTAAAGAATAACTTACTTTCTGGAACGATAATTTTTTAATTTTATCTCCTGCTTTTGCTTTACCAGCAATAACTGCTGGATCTTTAGCCGTGTATGTACGATCCTTTCCTTCTCCATCTTTAAGTGTTTCAAGTTTAGGCTTACCTTCTCTATTTAAAGAAATTCTTAAAGGAAGCAAATCTGGCATCTCATCATTAATTCTAGTTATCTCAGCAACTTGATCTTCAAATAAACGAGTAGATGGATCCTTCTGAGATCTAATAATTCTAAGCGCTTCATCGTTATGCATTTTAGCCGCAGTTCTAACTGCTTCAGTTTCATTTCTGAATACCTTTCCATCAATTAATCTATATTTATTTTTTGAATCAACTAACATATAATTTCCATCAATGTTAGTTACTAAAATACCAGAGTCTCCACCAACTAATGCAGTTGGCATTAAATTCTGTACTATTAATTGTCTTCTTTGTGAATCTAGACCGATAAAGTCCTTTGCTTGTTCAATCGTTGAGAATGAATACTTCTTATCTTTAAAGTCAGATCCACCAACATAGAACTTACCATTTTTACTAATAACAGTGTATCTAACCTTAACTGTTTTTGCATCTCCAGTTTTCTTATCAATAACTTCAAATTCGTGTTCGCCTTTAATACCTTTTACCTTTTCTCCGTTAAGAGTAAATTCTGTTTGTGCTGAGAAGTTCACAGGGCTATAATTTCCAAGATGTCTTGGATATGCAGTTTGTTCGTTGAATTTGAATTTACCATCAGTTACAGATATGTCTTGGATTAGATCTAATCTAAAAGTAGTGAATGGGAACTTAGGACCGCGTTCCCACGGATGCCAAGGTCTGATGATTGGATTGTTATAAAGTAATGGGGATCCGTTTGAATCGAAACCACCCTTTGGAATACCACCAAGAGTTCTATGCAAAATATCTCTCATAGCCTCGCCCATTTCGCCTCCACCAAATAAATCAGCAGAAGGTACCCCACCCTCTGCAAGATTCTTCATATAGTTAGCAAGATGATCTTTAAATACATTAAAGTCACCAGAGAACATATCAGATACTTTAATTACTTTACCACTTGGAAGCGTATATGATTTAGGAAACTCATCCGCGGCTCTCTCTAATACATTTCCCATATCTATCGCGGTGATCATAAGTTCAAATCTAGGTTCGATCTTATTACCATTTGCGTCCTTAGATGTCATTATAAACTCCATCTTGTAAGGTACAATGTTTCGGTTAGTTTGTTCGATCTGATGCTTTGGTTTTGATCTTCTTCCAGATCCGTCAACTTCTACTGATAAAGCATTATATGTAATATTACATTCTCCACCACCTAAAGGAGATCTTCCATTAACAAAATCAATTATACCGCGTAGCGTTGTTACTTTAATTACTTCCGATGGTAACAACAACCCAGCATCTTTAAGCGCATTGATAGCCTCATCTGTCAATACACCTACACCACGCTTATTACCCTTTTCGTCAGTTGTAATAACAATACCAGTTACTGCTGGAGGTTGCGCTTCTAAGAAATCCATAATCTTACCACCGCGCTCAGCCTGTTCTTCTGCTATTTGTTCCTGAGATTTTAAAGTTCCGTCTTCTTTTAACCAATGCTCTAATCCAGCCTCTCTTAAAACTCTTTCTAGTTCTGCTGGATCTTTAATCCTAGTTAAATCTAAAGTAGATGAAAATCTTCCAGTTGAATCTCCTTTAGAATCCATTCTTCTAACAAGATCAGCCATAGCCTGTTCAGCCTGAGGTATGATTATATGCCTTCCATCGGCAGTTGTTAATATCGCACCTATATCTGTTTTTCTTAATGACTTATCTAGATTTTGCTTATCTCTTTTAAGTTTAAGATATTCCTCCTGAAGTTTAAGATATTCTTTTTGGTTTTCTCTAGGAACAGATCCATCTTTTTTAGTTAACTTGCTAGCCTGTTCATTAATTTCATTCATTTTCTTAACTATATCATTAACTTTATTTCTGATATTAATGATGTCTTGGCTCTGTCTAGCATCTCTAACATCTCTGATCCGAACTGCAATACCTTGTCCATTTAGATCTAATTTAGTTCTAAAATCTATCCAGTTTTCTGTTTTATTTAAAATTCTTTGGAACGCTGAATATTTACCACCTCTGAATAAATAGTCTGGTTTATTTCTTCTAAGATAACCTTCAAAATATGTTACACCAAATTCTTCAGCGTGTTTAGTTAAAATATCTCTAGCGGCTTCAATTTGAGCGCCACTAGCATTACCATTTTCTATCACCGCGTACGCGTCTAAAATGCTTTGCTTTGCTCTGTCACCAGCAACTACATCGTTTCCGTGTAAAACTTCAGTATACAGACCTGCAAACTCTGAAAGCAGTTCTTTATCTAATGCACCTTTTTGCATAACCAGATCTGCGTTTGCAGTTCCAATACCAAATATAGTTGTTCTAAAGTGAGATATTGCTTGTTCTCTTAATATTAAATTTTGAATTCCGTGTGCCAGTTCGTGAGCGGCGGTAGCGTTACTTGCTATACCATCTGCTGAAGATCCTACTAATCCAGTTTCATCTAAATTAATATAAATAGTTCCATTACCAACTGTACCATCCATCCACACACCTTTATACACATTTTGCCTACTATTTACTCTTTCTCTTTGTCCTTGAGTTCCATTAGTTCTTATTTCTGTAAGCCATTCATTAATTTCTTTATTTAATTCAGCATTTTTTTCGCCAGCAAGTTTAGCAGATGCTTCAGCCTCTTTTACTCTATTATTTTTACTATGATCAATAGATTCTTTTCTTAAACGATCTACTTCCGCTTGTAATTCTTTTACTCTGAATTGTTTAGTTCCAACCTTGTAATCTGCATCTGGAACACCATTTAAATTTACATTTCTTCCGTTTATATGGCTAATGTCAGCATCTCTATGTAAAATTGTAGTTATGTTATTATTGCCAGCCTGCTTTAACGCTCCAGCCAACATTGGTATTCTTACCCAATCCTGATCTGCTTCAGCATTAGCAATGATCTCTTCTATGTGCCTTGCATTAACACCTGTAGGATCATTTTTACCCATTTGTCTTAGAGCCTCAGTTGCTCCATTATGGCTATAATAACCTTGTCTAATTGCTACTGCTGATCCGTGGAATCCACCGAATCCACCCATACCAGCGCCACCCCAAATTCCATCTACACCTCCATCGTGACCGTTGTGCATATAACCTAATCCGTATCCTACACCTGCTCCGTGCCACGCGCCTTTAACGACATCGTGTCCTAGCGTAGTAAGCGGAGTTAATTTAGCGCCTACAGATGCTATTCTGCCTGCCATCCATCCGATCTCTTTATCTAAAGCGGCTTGTTCGATCGCTCCTGAAAATCCGTAACCGTTGATTCCCTTACCTGCATAGCCATACTTTGAAAGTATATTACCAAACGCTTCAGCGCCTTTTCCAAATCCAAGGATCGCGGCTAATTTTGTACCACCGCTAAATCCAAAGAATGCATCGGTTACACCAAGTGTCATCAATGTGTGCCTAAAATATTTTGGGCTTAATTCTTGCCCAACAATTGCGCTTGCGCTCTTAGCGGCTAATCCAGCAACTTTTTGTGCCGCTAATCCATAGCCTGCTAAAATTATTCTTCCACCAGTTCCAACTGTATACCCTACAAGTTTAACTGGAAGACCAAATGTATAAGCCTCTACCGCGTGTACTGCACCGACACTTGCCATTACTCCGCTTCTTACTGCGCTTGCTTGTGAAAGCGTAAGTATCCCTTTTGATGCTAAGTATTTTGCAGTAGCGTATGTTCCACCAGCAATACCTTCACCAGCCATTACACCTGCCCTTGTAAGAGTACCTGCTCGTCCAGCCATTCCAGCCAACGAAAATCTTAATGCGCCTGATGATGCAAGATCTTGATTATTTGCTCCGTAGTATGATAATTTCTCATCTACTTCATCTTTTGACATACCTGTTATGCCAGCCATAACTCTAGATAAAATTAAAGAGTCTCTTCCTTCTGCTTTAGCATTAAGATCTTCCTGAGTTTTTACACCAGCCGCAAAATTATTATATAATTCCTGATCACTTTTAGCACTTTGTTGAAATAAAATACCAGCCCAAGATTCTCTAATTGGAGGCAACGGACTATCTGATTTTCCTGTAAATGCTCCCCATAAAGAAACTCCACCTTGTAATTGTGCTTCGCGCCTTGCAATTGGTGTTAACGAATAAAATAAACCAGCAGTATGTTTAAGTGCCTCAGCCCCAGTAGAGTTAGGCATATTTTCAAATATACCTTTTTTACCTAAATTTTTAATATAAAAATCGTCAATTTTAACATTACCGCTTTCACCAACATCGATATCTTTTATTAAATCTAAAAATTGTCCTTGTCCTTTTTTTTCTTGATCTATAGATCCTGCAAAAGAAAGATTTCTTTTATATTCTTCAGATCCATCTAGTGATATATTCCTAGATCTTAATCTTGGTCTTTTAGATCCAACTAAATTTGATTTAACGCTAGGATCCTCGTGATTAATCATTAAAGATAATTCAAATCTTTCACCAATATTTAATGATTTAATTAAAGAATATTTTTCAGGATCATTAATTTTTAAACTTTGAAGACTCAGGTTAACACCTTTTGTAGCATACCAGTCGTATAATTCTTGCAATACATCTTCTCTAAGAAGTTCTGGATGCTTTTTATTATTTGCTACTAATTTAGCAAAGTTTCTTAAATTTTCTTTTTTATCTTTTTCTTCTCTAGCCTGAATTTCACTCAAACTTCCAATATGTTTAATTGCTCCTTTAGCCTGACCAATAGACATACCTAATGTATATTTATCAAGTACTTCTAAACTAGTAGCAAGTCTTGGTGATGCTTTTCCTTTTGATCCAACAAGAACAATACCTTTTGCTATATCTCCAGCAGATAAAGTCATAGCCATATCCCAAGCACCGTGACCTAATTGTTCGTACCAAGAAGGTCCATCAGGATGGTTTTCCTTTAATATTTTTCTTCCAAGATCTTCATTGTCCCTCATCCATCTTAAATATTCTTTTACAATAGGCTCTGGATAATTGTCTAAAATTTCTCTTCCAGAAAGTTTGGATAATGCCGTTACAAATTTAATTTTATCTGTAGTATCAATTGCCATAGGATGCGTATCTTGGCTTGCATCGTATGGTCTATCTTTCATCGCTTTATAATGTTCATCGTATATATCACTAACTACTTTATTGATGTGAACATCATTTTTAGTTGGCTGATCACCTTCAGCATTTGGAAGAGGACCCATTACCTTTTCAAATGCACTAGCCCTTGCCTTTGCTACTTCTTCTTCTGATCCATATGAAGGAGGTAATCCATCTGTTTCAGGTACCTCTTTTGGTACTTCTTTTAAAGGACTACCAAGTGCATTAATAGCACGACCGCGTGGATTAGGATCGTAATTTTCAGGCTGATCCGATCTTAATGTTGGGCGCTCGTTAGGTGGTAATTCAGGCATTTAAATTATTGATTTGGCTTAGCAAATGGGAATTTTTTGTTCTTAATTTCAATAATCTGTGCAGGAGAAAGACCCTTAGATCTTAAAAACGCGGTCCATCTATCTTCAGCCGCTTTGTATTCTTCTTTTGTAACGCTTGGATTAGGTTTGTTATGTCCTAAATATGCTAAGATCATACTTTGATCAGATTCTTTAAATTCATTTGAGAATGTTAATTCATCATTAGTTGTACCAGCACTTGTTGCTCTGTCGTACCAATTAATTAAATTAGCACCTCCATACCTCTTGTTATCAATATCTCTTGCTGATCCAGAAGTTACAACTAAATATTCACCTTCTACTGCTGGAATTTTTGAAAGACGATCTCTTATATTTCGCACAGTAGCATCGCGAGACGCATCAAATTTAGGAACTAGTACATCAGCATTTAAAAATTTTTCATTCATCCAACTGTCTGCTAATTTTTCAAATACTGAAGCGTCTGCAAACGACCATTGCTCTTTAGCCTGCGCACCAAACGCTTGAGCCTGAGTATTTAACCAATTCCAATCTTCCTTTGAAAGTACACCTAACCCTTTTGCTACGCTCCTAAGATATGAACTAACTCTGGTTGTAAAATATCTTTTATCTTTATCTGATATTTTTTTAAAATCAATATATTCTTCTTGTGGAAATCCGTCAGCATCATATAGTATATTACCTTCTTTATCTTTTTTATAAACTATATTTCCTTTATCGTCTCTTTTAACTATAATAGATTTTAAACTATTTAATTCATTTATATGGTTACTTGCGTCATATACTTCTTCTCTTAATTTAGCAATTTCCTTATTTGGAAGCGCAACTTTTCCAGTAACATAAAGCGATCCAGTTCCTCTAAATGAATCTCTTACGACAATTGAAGGGATTATTTTTCCATCTAATCCCATTGTACCAAATGTACCTTGGTTTTTGGCTAACATAGTTTGATTATACGCTTCTTGATCTGTATCAAATTTAAGTTTTTCTTGAGGTGTTAAATTTTTAGGATCTGCTTTCCACCACTTTGTCCAAATTTCGTCTTCCTTTAAAACTATTGCTCCAGTTTTCTTATCTACAGAAACATTGTATCCGTTTTCAGTTGTATGACCGTCTGCAAAAGCCAGATCAGTAACTGCTTGTTGAGTTTCTGGTGTAACCGCAATTCCGTTCGCTCTAGCATTTGAAGCGAACACTGCTCCAGCAGTTGTAGCATTAAGCGATCTAGCAAATCCTTCTCTAATATGGTTTCCAGTTACTTCAACTAAACCTCCATTCTTTTTTGCATCTTTAATAGATTTAGTTAATTCATCTCTTTGAGCGGCTAAAGCATCTACTTTTTTCTGAATTGTATCTGGTATTCTTCCTCTACCCTCAGTAAGCGATTTAATTTCATTATCAATTCCAGCAACTACTTCTTGAGCCTTTTTAGGATCAGAAACTAATGTTTTATAATTTTCAACGGCTGAATTAACACCAGAAGAATACTCTACCGCAGTAGATACTGTTTGATTAAATTCTGCATTTAAAACCGCTCTTTTGTTTAACAATGAATCAATTTTTTCTTTATCTCCACCTGCTTGTAAAATTTGAGAATTTATATCTACAAGTGCCGATTTATATTGCGCTTCAAAATTAGGATCTACCTTAACACCTGTGTTTTCGTGAAACACAGTATATTCACCAGATCCGTCTGCATTTAAGAAATCACCGTATGTCTCAGTTGTATCTGGAGCGTATGGTTTTTGACTAATAGCGTCAGCAAGAATATTAGCAGATGTTGTAGGTAATTTCTTAATTCTAGAATCTTCAATTGTATTGCGAGCGGTTGCTTCTTTAACCTCCATACCTCTATTAAAATTTGCTTGTGCAACTCTAGCCGCTTCTGCCTTTGCTTCAAGTTCTGCATCGTCTTGAGCGGCTTTAGCGTACTGTGCTAATTGACCAATAGTAGCAGTTTTTTTGGTAGCACTAAGATCAGTCCATTTAGATAAATTATTTGTTAAATCATCTTTAGCCCTTACAATTGCTCTATACGCTAATACTTGTGGATTAGTGCTATCTGGATTTTCTGTAGACTCTTTAACTACTTCTGCTTTTGTTCCTTTAATAGATTTATCAAAGTAACCAACGATCTGAGGAAGATGAACACTAGCCGCTTGCATTGTAGCGTCAGCAGTTTCGTGCTTAGCCGCATTCTCTTGGTACATTGCAACCGCGGCTCCAATGCCCTCTCCTAAACCTTTTCCAAGGTTTTGGATATTTGCTCCTACCTGTGCGTAAGCCTGTAAGAATCCTTCAGGCACTGCATTAACGCGCTGACCAGTATACTCACCAAATGCTTTGCGAGATCCTTCAGCCATAGATTATTATAAATATTTTTTAGCCATTCCTGCGCCAAATCCTTGACCAACTCCACCGATTGCAGATCCAATTGCACCTATAGTAGCCGATTGAACTTGAGCGCGAGCCGCGGCATATGAAGCCGCAGTTTGTTGATTAGAGTTAGCCATATCAGCCGCATATTGGCTTTCTGGACTAAATGTTTTAGGACCAATGTTGTTAGCAAATCCGCTAGCAAATTGTTGCTGGTTATTACCAGCGCTAAATGCTTGACCTTGTCTACCAAGGATCGCTTGGAAAGGATCAGCCGTAAATTGTTTGTTGTATCCAAGCACCGCGCCTGCGTTAGTCATAGCCGCGGTTCTTCTAGCCTCACTTAGTTGGTATGTTCCAAGTACATCAGCGGCTACACCCTGAGCGCTAAGCCCAAGACCTCTGGTAGCGATCCCTGCTCTTGCAGTCTGCTCAGCATATCTTCTTTGCGGATCAGTCAACGCACCATTAGCATTTAACTGTTCCATAGCCTGAGCATTAAGTGTTTCAATAAGCGCCTTAGATCTTGGATCAGCATTTAAATAGGCTTCTGAGGCTCTTTGACCTAGGTTCTCTACATCTGCTATGTCCTGAGTTCTTTGAGCGGTATTAGTGGCTCGTTCTGATCTAGCCATAGCAGGCATAATATCTTGCTCTAAAATATCCATAAGACCGCGATCGCTATAAGCGGCTGGGTCTGGAGGAGACTGAGAAATAAGTTTAAGCCGATCACGCTCTCTAGTTAATTCTTCTCTAGAGGCACCAGAAATTGCATAGCCTCTTCTAGTTTTCTGATTTAATTGCGCTTCAATATCCGCTAATTTAGCAGGAGCCTGATCATATTCAGCCTTAGCCACATTGTACTCTGATTTAGATGTATTAGATAACTGATCATAAGATACTCTGCCTAATAAAGTATTTCTGTAACCGCCTAGCGCTAACCTCTCCATTTTAGGGGAATAAGCCGCTTCAGCCGCATATAAACTAGGAGCCATTCTTACCTGCGCGGTAAGCGTATCCATAGTCTCTTTGTAGTAATCCCTTGGTGGAGGGGTTTCTGGACCTTTTCCTCCTCCCATTAGTTAGATCCTCCAAGTGTGGAAGCCATACGCTTTGCGATATCGTGTGCTTGCATTGTAGTATACGATCCGCGTCTTACGCAGATAGTTGTTTTCTTATCCTTAAAACGATCTAAAAATCCATAAGCAAGTACTTTGGCGCTTTCTGAGTCTTTCGCGGCAACTTGTGCAACAAAGATACAGTTTTTACCAATAGGTTCTTTCCAATCGAATCTTTTATATGCTTCTTCCTCATCGCATTCATACGCGATCAGGATCCCAGTTACCTCCATCTTATCGTTAAGCACCCATTGTAAGTTACCGTATAACAACTGGTACGCTAGGTACTGGGTAAGCGTTTCCTTATCTCTAAAGCCAGCATCTCCAAGACGATCCCAGCCAATGTAATCAATGGCAAATTGAATTACGCTATCTACAATCAGCATATATTAGATTTCGCAGATTTCGTGAGCGTGTCCCATCGACATACCTATTTCACTATCTAGACCGCTGGATGTATAACCACTTCTATTAAGATTAAAATTAGAAGAAGAATTTTGTGATTTTCTTACTCTTAATTTGTAAATACATTCTACATCTAATGAACTTTCATCAACAATTTTAATTGTATTAAATGTTGGAGTAGTAGATCCATCTGTATCATAGCCAACTGGTGCTACTCCAGACCAAGTATTGTTAGAATCATCAACTGATAAATTTACTCCATTTAATTTAATTGGTTCTTCAACACCAGTACTTACAATAGTTCTTGTAACTAGATATATGCAATTTTGCCCATCGGTAACTTCAGCAGAAACATTCCATTGAAGAATTATTTTGTTTCCTGCCTTTTTAGGTGTAAATTGAAGTCTTAGTGGAACAATTTCAGTTCCCCATAAATTTGTTGAATTTTGAATACCACCCCAAGTAATTGTATAAATTGCTGGAGTTCTTGTTTGTACAAAATAATGAAAACTTGGATTAACTTTAAATGTTTTAAGAATAGCGCCAGTAGTTGGATCAAGCGTTACATTATTAATAGATCCTACAGAGTTTAAATTTCCCTTTTGCAATGTAGTTCCAGTAATTGTTGATGTACCAGTAACAGATAAGTTTCCATTAACAGTAGAATTTCCTACAACTTTTGATGTTCCATTAATAATGGAATTGCCATCAGTGTACACATTACCGCTTGAGATCATATTTCCTACATTTTTTGTAAGCCCCTTTTTCGTGTATGATACGGAAGATGTTCCAACTGTCGTTGCAGTATCTCTTACAAATGTAAACGAATCTGTAGTTACCGCAGTAATTCTTTGTAATCCATTAAGATCGGCATTTGTAGATGCGCTAATTAAAACAATTTGATCGACTACCAATCCGTGCGCGGTAGATGATACTACATTTACTAAACCACCAGCATTTGTTGTACAAATTTTCCCAGTTACAATTGTAGCGTCTTTTGGTGTAATAGTAATATCCTTAGTTGCCTCTGAATCAATTTTAGTAGATATTACACCAGACAAATTAAGGTTTCCTACCTTAACTGAAGCAAATTGAGATCCTACTGAATTTAAACATAATAAAGTATCGTCAGCGACAGGGATTGGTTTGTCGGGCTGGTTAGAGATCACCGCAGGCAATAGCGATGCTTTAGATACAAGGTCGTTTAACGATGTTGCCGTTACAGTATCGTTGGTATTGAATACCTGAGTAATGTTTTGTATTTCTTGTGCCATAAATTATTGTTCTGATTTTTCGTATCTTCCACCGCCAGTAGCGTCAATAGATACGCTTTTATAAATAGGTCTACCTGAATTAGCAGATACAGTTATTTCGGCAGATATGCCTCGTTTTCCAATAGCCATTCTGCGGATATAATCTTCCGATCCTACACCTTCAAATCTATCGTATATTTCAGTAGAGTCAGGATTTTGTACAGATACAGTTGTCAATATTTCGCTAGTAGTTTCTAGATCTACCTCAATAGCCGCGGTAGAATATCTTTTACTATTGCCAGTGCCAAAAGTGTATTTTCTTGTTTTAATTTTTGAAGGAATTGGGTACTGGCTGACCGTAGAAATTGATAAAGAAAATGGCAACGCTATTGATAATACTGGTCCAACACCCAATGTAAGTTCGTCACCATTTTTTTCTTCCATAAGGTAGAAGCCTTTAGGTGTTACAATAATAAGACGCTTTTGATCTAAATAACTTACTTCTATAAAATTTTTAATATCTAATTGACCGTATGAATCTACGCTTTCCCAACTTTTATTGATGTTATTAAAGATTAATACTTTGTTGTTTACTGTGCTAGCGCCAAGAGGAACTGCTAAATATAGTCTGTTATTGTAATATGCACCGCATACATTTTTTACATAATCCTTATTAATAGATAGAATGTAATCGTTAATTGGTGAAGATAAAGGTTCAATAGAATTAATTAACTTTAGATCTAATTGAGGCTCTAATTGGTATATACCATTTTGTGTTAAAAAGAATACATACCGTCCAGAATTAACTATAGACTTATGGCTTACTGATCCAAATGAGTTGGTGATCGTGCTTATATACGATGCCGCGTCAGGAGACTCGCTAACCGCGTAAGCGCTATTTTCAACGCGCGCTCGATATATACTGTTTTTCTCAAATATTAAAAATTCGTTATCTAACCAAGGTGTAAACCCGACAATGCTATCATAAGCGCCAAGGTTTATCGTAAATTGACCCATTGTAAGATCCCATTGGTTGTAATCCAAATAGTCGGATGTAGCGATCTTATCGCGATCTCTTTTAATAATAAATCTGTTACCAAAGAATATGCCTAGCGAGCAAGGTGGGAAATTTGAAGAGGATCCTGAAATCACTCCCTGATTTACTACCGCTACATTAGATCCATCAAAAGTAAGAACAGGCTTACCTTTTTGAACAGACGCTGATCCTGTATGGTTATTAGCGGATGGTGCCACCAGCGTAACCGTAAATTGATTTGCGTTAACTAATGTAGTTACTCTGAACGCTCCGTTTAGGTTCGTGTCCGTAGATCCAGATACAATTACTTCATCTCCTGCTATGTATCCGTGCGCGGTACAACTTACATTTACAATAGAGGATCCGTTAGTGGCAGTAACCGTACAAGCCTTAAGCGCGGACGGCTCTCCCCTGAGTATAAACAACATATTTATACCCTGCACTAAACTAGCGTTGTCTGTCGCGGCTACAGTTCTACCAGTTGGATACATATACTGAACTATTGCTCCAGTAGTTGGATTGAACATCAGCAACCTGTTTTGTAATACTAGCGCTACAAATTCATTGCCAGACTGATCTACATACTTGGATGACGCGTATATAGTGTCCGTACTTTGATTAATATCTAAAGTAGTAAGGTTCTTTAAACCTTTTCTAGTGTAAGCGTACCCACGATCGATCCTAACATTTTCAGCGTTTTGCAAAAATTGAGTCTTTAAAGCAGAAGAATTCGTACGGCTTTCAAAACCTACGAATCCAATATCTATGTCCTGCTTGTACTCAATGTTAGGCATCCGTTTCTTGTAACTCTACTTTAATAGTTGGTCCTAGGCTGACAGGGGTTTGCTTGGTTTCAAATTCAACAATGACGCTTCCTTGATTGGTATAAACAAGTTCTCCGTCAAATTTAGGAAAGATTGCACTAACAATAGGTGGTGGGCAAACATCAGTATTGATGTCACCAAGTAGCGATGTGATTTTATAAGTATACATATTAAAGAACTGTTAAGAAATAGTCTCCGATTGTTACTGAATGTGCTTTGTTTGGTGATACTATTGCTGATTTATTTTCGCAAGTTACATACAATGCCATAGTCTGAACACCAGTTGCTACATTTGGTGCAGTTGTATTTGTTCCTATTAAAACATCATTTACATACATATTTGCTACACCACCAGACACTTCAAATATAACATCATATGCAATATCTTTTGTTGGGACAAAACTTGTTGTTGTTGTTGAAACTGCAGTTCCGTTTGCACACATAATTTGCAAAGCACCAGCACCAACTTGCTTGTATCCAACGCATTTATCGCCAGCAACAGGTTCAGCAGAACTTGCCAAACTAGTAGCATAACTTTTTCCAAGAAATGCTCTCATTTCAGAATTTGCATCTGCAAGAACACCAACTTTACGACACGCTCTAAATCCAAATGTAACAGTTTTTGTCCAATCAATACCTTGAGATACATCACCACCCCTAGTTTGAAGCATATGATAATATTCTATAAATGCGTATCCAATAGCACCAGTTTGAAGTGCATTATCGAATGGTGCATTTACTTCAGCAGTTGCTCCATTTGGAAAACCAGTTCCAGTTGCACTTGCACCAGTTCCAAGTGTAAGTTTTTCACAAGAAAATGATTTTTTCTTATTAAAAGAGAACTGCTCTTTTGGACTCATTGAGCCACTACTTGTTATAGATACGCTCATTAGGATAACGCTATAGCGATGTGCGTGGTTACGGTGCCTGTGCTAGAAACTAATCGGATTGGTCCGTTATAGTTATCAATAGTAAATGTGCCTAATGCCGCTACAATGATCCCTGCTGATCCAGTATCGTTTAAGATCACTTGGATAGTTGAAGATGTAGATTGATTTTGGATAATGACGCTAGCCCTACGAGTGCCAGCAGGCGCGGTAGATACAACGGTTGCTGGTGTAGTAGTTGCTGAGTAATTTGTGTGTACAAACCCTTTTAAAAAAGGACCTGCGAATTGAATGTTTGAACTCATTTTAGTATGTATCGATAAAGTTAATTCTTCTTATTTGACCAGTTTGGCGCAATTCCTTGTCGTATTCTTGATCTAAGATCCCAGTGGCATCAGTTTCAGCCTTACCAGCATCTTCATATTGTTGCTCTGATCTTAAAAAGTCAGAAAATATACCTCTGGAGATATACGATGCAAAAATGTAAGGTATCTCTACCTTTACCCATTTGTTAGAATTTGTTGGAGTTTCAGCGGTAGTACAACTTGCGCTGGCTTTAAAAAAATTACCAGTATGAGGAAAACCATCTACTGGGATGTATGATGCTTGGTTGGATCCAGTATCAAAGTAAACTACAGAATCTTTAGCGTAAGCAATTGACTTGTACAAGTTACCAGTGATCTCTGGGCGCTTGATTCTATACTCAATGTAAACGGTTTCTAGGTTAGTGTTTACAACGATCGTTTCCGTGCCGTTAAAATCAGTAAGCACATACGACACATATACTGCCTGAGTGGTTGCTAATGGGTTGTTGGTGTATACACCTACTACCTCTCCGCAATCTGTAGGGATCTGAACTGTTTTAACATTAGTTACAGTATCGTTAGTTACGCTTGCGCTAGCATATTTTGTCAATGAGAACCACGGATAAGATTCCCAAGCCAATCTTAATCTTTGATTAGCAAATTGCCTAATCGTTCTAAAATTCTGATCAGATACATTGCTACTATCAAACCCACACAGGTTGACGGCATCTAATAGAATTGTGCTAAAGTCTACTAATCTCATTCAGTCTTTGCGGACAGATCTGCGATCGGTTTTCCGCTAGTGTCTACGATTTTAGTATCAACGAGGATCTGAGACTTGGCTTGCGTTTTTACTACGCACTCTGGATTATCTCTAAAGTATTCTCTTACGAATCCTCGATCTTTCCAGCAACCATAGCCAAGTTTCATACCCCAAAAGTGATAAGAGTCGGGATGGATACGACCAATTAATTGACCGATACCATCCACGCTCTTGTCCACACCAGCGGAATTGAGTTTCCCCATCCACGCTTGGTCGTGCTTTGCCTTAACTTTCTGCAACTCCCAACCAGTACGGAGTTCCCTATGAAACTCTTGTGTGAGTTTCTCAGGTACTGCCTCCGCTAACTGGCGAGAGATGTCAGACATTAAGCGCTGAAGTCGAACTTACCGAATGCAAGAGGATTATGGACGCAAAGCCCAAGAACCATCTCGATCGCATTAGCAGGACCACCACCGTTGTCGGTGAGTTCGATTACTTCTGCGATATTACCGCCATAGCGGATTTCGGTATGCTCAAACGGAATAATAAAACCTTTGTTAAGGTTAGGTGTGAATGCACCGTAGGTTCCTGAAGCAGGATTGGTATCAATATCACCCAACCAGTTGGAGGTGTGAAGGTTGATTTGACCAAAATCGCCTTGGAATACATCGATGTATTGGCTATAAGTAGTATCGCCACCTTCGCGCATAGTGCGGATCGGTGAGTTAGATACTGCGCCACCGTTAGGAGTGGTGTAAACTAAACCAGAGAATGCGCGTTTCAGATTTACTGCAACGAGAGCGTCCCAAGTTCTGTTTTGACCAATTTGCTTGTAAAGCGCGGTAAGCATATCTTGGCAGTGCGACTCGTTAAGAGCGGATGCAGATGCGCAAGTGTTAGCGTTAGCGACAGTACGGCTAGTACCGCTGATCGTCTTCGTGGCAGAAGCCGCGATGATGTTTTCAGCAGGGGTGCAATATTGATCAGGTACAGGAAGGGTCGAATCTTTTTCCCATTTAGTTTTAGTCCACGAATCAAGCGCGCGCGTACGGTAGCCAACGGAGCCGTTGTCTGCCTGAGCGGTTTGGCTTGAGGTAAGTGCAACTTCGACATCGCGTTTGATCGCGAGCATAGCCTTAGCCATCTGACGAGAGCGTTCCGATGGGGTACCAGCGATACGAACCATATTCGATTCGGTCAACTTGGACACACGGAATTTGCGTCTGAAGATTTGGGGGTAAGCCGCAAGTGTAGCGCGGTAACCGATCGTGTACTGATCCATAGTAGCGCCACCAGCGGTGTCACTAGTTGTGGATTCGTCAGTACCGTCAATTACAGGACGAACTTGAGGGTCGGGGTTTTTGTCCACTTGCCATTGGAACAATGTATTGGAGGGTTCAGCACCTTTTCTCGCCATAGTGGTGAATGGGGTGTCTTTAGCCTCTACGAGAGTGATCATATCCGCGATGTCTTCGCGTCTGCCGACTCTGTTTGCTTCTGTTGCGTTGGAATAGTTTCCAAGATCTCTTTCAAATAATCTTGCCATAGTGATAATGCCCTGAGGGCGGTTTGAACTAACGAGACTTTAACCTAGCCTCTATAAGGAATGCGAGATCGTTTGAGGAACCACTCTTAATAAACCTTTTCTCAAATTCCTGTGCGTTTGAACTGTTAGTTGACGCAATGTTCGGAGCATTTGAGGGGCGAGTGGGCTGAAGTTGAGGTTTCCGTTGTGTAGTGTTAACCGATGCTTTAACTTGGCGCATCTGCCTATTTTGCATACCGTAGACGAAATCTCCGATTACAAGTTTATAGTCAGGGAACTGAGCCAACTCAGGGAAGTTTTTAAGGAGTGCAATGGCGGTATTGTACTCCTTGGAATCGCGCTTCTGCCACCACGGATATTCTTTTTCCGCGATAGGATCGAAATGTCTTCGAGCAGTAATATGTTGGAACTGGGCTGGAATATTAGTTTCAATGTCCCTAAGAGCGTTGACTTTCATTTTGCGAACTTCTGATTCGTCCACAACAATCGTTTCACCGTTTCCTTTTGGAACTTCTCCACCATATGGATTTTCCTCGCACCAATCTCTAACTTTTCTCGCTTGATCCAGAGCCTTATTTAAATCTGCCTCGTTAAGGATATTAGCGAATGCATTTTTACTTCTAGGAACTACTGGTTCATCTCGTCTTGCTTTAGCCTCTTCTAATTCAGCACGGAGTCTTTCGGCTTCGGCTTCGGCTTCGCGCCTCTTAGCGGTGATCTTATCGATTCGCTTTTGAATATGTGAAGGGATTCCACTTTCCTCATCGTTATCACCATCAACAGAACTCTCTGCCGAGTTCTTTGACGATCTGTTATCAATGCCAACGGACTGCTGGAGTCCCTCTGCCAGAGGGTCATCGAGTAATCTTAGTT